TATTAGAAAATCAAAAAACTTTTAGTAAGATAGAATTTAAAAGATTAAATGAAGCTTTAAGTAAAGCAGAAAAAAGTCTTATGTCTAATCCTGCAAAGGCAACTCTAAATGATTTAAAAAGTAGACCTTTAATTAAAAATGCTACTAAAGGAAGTGACTATGGTAGGATTAAAAATAGAATTAGTAAACTAATTGAAAAGCAAAAAGAACTTAAACCTAAGTTAATAGGTAGTTTAAAAATGAAGCTTGAGAATCTAAATAAAAATAAACCTGCAGCTAAAGGTGTAAAAGAAAAGTTTGGTGTAATACCTAGAAAAAGGGGTGGTATGCTTAACTACAAATCAGGTACAGGAAAGAAAACTATAGGTAAAAATAAGCTAGGTAAGTTTAAGGGTGCAATGCTTTCTCTTATGCCTATGGGTGTATATGACAGTATTGATATGATAGATACTGCACTTAGAACAGGACTACCAATTAAAACAGGAACAGGTAAAAATACTATACGAGGCATTGGTAGAGCAATGCGTGGTCATGGTAAGGCACTAACAGGGAGAAAAAAATAATGGCAGTTAAAAAAATACTTACACTAGGTAAGTCTCTTAAAGATAATATAGATGATGCCTATGAAAAATTTGTTACAGGTGGTGGTAAGACAGGTAAAAATAAAAAAATTACTATACAAAAAAAAGATATAGATGCAAAAATTGCTAAACAAAAACAAGTTAATAAAAGAGCAGAAAATTTAGCAAAGAAACAAAAGAAAACTAAAAAAGTAGAAACTGTTAAAAAAGGTAAAAAGGTATACAATAAACCAATAGGTCCTTTACCTAAACCTAAATCTGTTAAGGTATATGATAAACCAATAGGTCCTAAACCTAAAACAAAAAGTACTGCTTTAGTTCCTACAGGTCAAAGCAAAACAATTAAAGAAACTGTTAATCCTAAAAAGATAAAACAAAATTTTACACTACAAGGTAAACCTGTTGATAAAACTAAAAAAATAAATAAACCTAAACAACAAGGTACTGCTTTAGTTACAATTCCTAAAACGAAACTTCCTAAATCAAGTTTACTTAATAGAAGTAAAGAGTTTATAAAAAGAAATAAAGGTAAGATTGCATTAGGTGCAGGTGCAGCATTACTTCCTTTTGCGATAGGAACAGATAAAAATAAAGGTGAAGGTAGTATTAGTGGTGGAGGTAATAAAATTAAAAAAGTTAAACCACCTAAAAATTTTAATCCTAAAATAAAAACTCCTAAGTCACCTAAAGTAATTAAAAAGGAATTACCTAAAGTTAAATCTAATGACTATACAGGTAGGTTTATAGATAAAAAGGGTGACGTTGCTTATGATAGTGCATCAGATTTTTTTGCACATATGTTTGGTACTCCTAAGAAAAGAAAGATGCCTAAAAAAACTGCAAGAATAATAGGTACAGGTAACAAACTAAAAAGAAAAGAAGCAGATACTAAAGGTGCAGGTAAGGGTGTAAAGTTTAAGGCATTTAAATCAGGTACTAAGGATAAGACTATAGGTCTTAAACCATTACCACCTAAATCTCAAAGTCCGGGAATACATAAGCTACCTGCAAAGGCTAAAATGAATATGGGATTTAAGCCTATGTTTGGTGGTGGATTTATTTCAAGTTTATATGACAAACCTGAAAAGAGTGAAAAATATAAAGGTAACACAACTTCGGCAAGACAGGTCAAAGGATATGGCAAAGCAAAAAGACCCTAAAATTGGAACAGGTAAAAAACCAAAAGGAAGTGGTAGGCGATTATATACAGATGAAAATCCTAAAGACACAGTTAGCATCAAGTTTGCGACAATCGCAGATGCCAAAAACACCATTGCAAAAGTTAAAAGAATCAATAAACCTTATGCGAGAAAGATACAAATCCTTACTGTACTCGAACAACGAGCCAAAGTATCTGGGAAGAAAGAACAAGCAAGACTTGCTAAAGCAGGAAAAGAACAAATAAGAAGGAAACATAAAAAAGCATGATAGAGTTTGTGTTAGTGTTTATGATGGGAATAAGAGTAGTAGACCAAACACAAATCTTTCAAGATATAGATAGATGCCTATACTTTGCAGAGAGATTAACTAGTCAACCTACAATACCTCAGATGGAAGGAGCTAATCTACGGATAACAGCATACTGTAAGCCTAGAAGGAAAAGATAATGTTAGCAGAACTTGCAGCAGCAAATGCAGCCTTTAGTGTAATCAAAAGTTTTATATCTAATGGTAAGGAACTTTCAGGTTGTGCTAAACAAATATCAGATTTTGTATTTTCTAAAGAAGCTATAGAAAAAAATCTTAAAAAGAAAAAAGCTAAAGGCATAGGTGGTGGAGATTTAGAAGAGTTCATGGCTCTTGAGCAGATAAGAGAAAAAGAAGAAGAACTCAAGCAGATGATGATATATCTAGGCAGACCGGGATTATGGCAGGATTGGCAACAGTTTCAAGCTGAAGCAAGAAAGACTAGACGTTATCAAGAAAAGATGGCACAAAAACGTCAAGAAGAAATAATGGAATACATAGGATATAGTATAGGTTTTATTATAATAGTATTCTTTGCAGGATTAGCAGCTTGGTTTGTTGGTAAATGGACAGGAAAATTTTAACACCATGTATAGGTGTATGCAAATTAAAAAATAATATATGTATAGGTTGTAAAAGAACAATACAAGAAATTAAAGAAGCATATGATAAAGTAAAGGAAACATAATGGCAATAGCAAAAAAGAAAAAATCAAGCTCACCTAAACCAAAGAATCCTGCACTATACTCAAGAGTAAAGTCAGAAGCTAAGAAAAAATTTTCAACATATCCTAGTGCATATGCAAATGCATGGCTTGTACGTACATATAAGAAACGTGGTGGAACTTACGCATAATGACTAAACCTAAGAATAGTGGATTAACTAAATGGTTCAAGGAAGATTGGCGAGATGTTAAGACAGGTAAAAAATGTGGTAGGTCAGGTAAAGATAAAAAGTCTAGACCTTATCCTGCTTGTAGACCAAAAGCAGTTGCAAGTAAAATAACTAAACAGGAAGCAAAGAAAAAAACAGGACCTAGCAAAGTTAAATGGTCAGTTACTGCTTCAGGAAGAAAAAGAAAAACTAATAAAGTTAAGAAGAGGATAGCATGAGTAAGTATCCGGGAGTAAAAAGATTACCATCAGGAGGTATAGAGTATCGTGGGAAAAAGTTTACAGGATTTAATAAACCTAAAAGGTCTGACAGACCGGGTAAAAAAGGCATGGTCTTGGCTAAAGAAGGTGATAAGATTAAGCTTATACACTATGGTGATTCTTCAATGGGTCACAATTATTCATCAGAAGCTAGGAAGAGTTTTAAAGCTCGTCATGCTAAAAATATACAAAAGGGTAAGATGTCAGCAGCTTATTGGGCAGATAAAAAATTATGGGCAGGAAAAAGTGGCAGCAAAAAAGCACCACCTAAAACCCAAAAACATACAAAAGGAATCAGAAGAGCATAAAAGAAAATGGTATGATTGGTTGAGAGGTAAGTAATGGCTATAGGTAGAAGTAGTATATCACAACAAATTAAAAAACCTAATACTAAAAAAGTAAAAAAAAGAAAGATTAAAAAGAAATGAGTACATCAGGTACATATAATTTTTCTATGGATATTGATGAGGTTATCCAAGAAGCCATGGAAATGATAGGTGGTGAGCCTACTCTAGGACTTGAGCCAAGGTCTGCAAGAAGGTCAATTAACTTATTATTATCTGATTGGCAAAATAGAGATATAATGTTATGGACTGCAGAAACTTCTACCATTACTGTTTCGGCAAGTGTAACTACATATGCTTTAGCATCTTCAAGTATAGATGTATTAGAAGCAGTTATTAGTAGAGATGACAATGATATACAATTAGAACGTATATCTATGCAAGAATATTTAAAGATACCAAATAAAAAACAAGCAGGTAAATCTACTCAATATGCAGTAAGACATGAAAGAGATAATCCTGAAATATATCTATGGCCCTTGCCTGAAAACTCTACAGATAAAATTAAAGTAGAATTAATTAGATATATGCAAGATGTTAATAAATCTGCAGTACAAACACCTGACATTGCAAGAAGATTTTTACCTTGTTTAACTGCAGGAGTTGCATACTATATGTCAATGAAACGACCTAATGTTGATATGAATAGAATTGCAATGATTAAAACAGAATATGAAGAAAGACTTGCAAGAGCTTTAACTGAGGATAGAGAAAGAGTAAGTTTATTAATTAAACCAAAGATTAGTATATAATGGCAAATAGCAAAAATGTATTTGGTCTATGTGATATATGTGGATTTAGATATAGATTAAATCAATTAAAAAAAACTAGCTATGGTTCTATGGTATGTCCTACAGATTATGATGGTGCATATGATTTAAAAAATCATCCTCAAAATAAAGCACCAAATACTAGAAGAGAAATGTTTATTCAAAATGCAAGACCTGACCCTAGAACAGATATACAATCTAATTGGGAGTCATTAGAAGAAAACTGGGAAAATAAAAATAATAATTGGAATATGGTATGAGTACATTTACAGGACAAAAAATTGCAAACAGTTATAAAAACTTACTTCAGGTAAATACTAGTAATAGTGATTTATTTTCTACGTTAATTACAGTAGAAACAGGAGCAGGAAATTCAACACCCTTACAACTAGCTACAGATAAAGTAAATGTAAATGGTACACTTCAAATAGGTGGTGTAGCCTTAACTGCAAATGTAACTGCATTAAATAATATTGCAGATTTATCAAGTCTTACAGGAATTATAGTAGGTGATTCAGGAACTCTTGCGGGTAGAACTCTTACAGGAAGTAGTCCTATATCTATAAGTAATGCAAATGGTGTTGCAGGTAATCCTACAATAACACTTGCAACTACAGGTATAACGTCTGCTACTTATGGACCTTTAGGTAAATTTAATATTGATACATATGGTAGAGTAATAAGTGTAAGTGTTGCAACTACAGTTTCTTCTAATGCTTTTGTAGGTGGAACATTTAATGGCTCTTCGCTTATAGTAGAAAATGATGTGTCTATAGGTGGTGATGTAGTTATTGTAGGCACTACTAATATGAAAGCAGTAAGTGCTACTGATGTAAATTTAAATAATCTTACAGTAGGAACTAAAATAACTGCAGGAACTGTAACTGCAACTACTATAGAGACAACTACATTAAGAGCAGTTAATGCAAGTATTACTAATTTAACTGCAGGTAGTTTAGCATTTAGTGATACGTCTGTAAATAATTTAAATGCAACTAACTTTTTTGCAGTAAGTGCAAATGCAACAAGATTATTTAAAGCAGGTGTAACTGTTGGTACTGAAACACAAATAGCAGCAGTAAGTGCCTTAACAAAAACTAATTTAGATGCAATTACAAGTATAAATACAGTAATGACTTCTGTTAATAGTTTAGCAGTTGCAGTAAGTGCCTTATCTAAAACTAACCTAGATGCAATTACTTCTATTAATACTGTAGTAGCAGGAGTTAGTGCCTTAACAAAAACTAATTTAGATGCAGTTACTTCAATTAATACAGTTGTTGCAGGTGTAAGTGCATTAACAAAAACTAATTTAGATGCCATCACATCTATTAATACTGTAGTAGGTAATTTAAGTGTAAATGCTATTACATCTATTAATACTGTTATAACTAATCTTTCTGCAACTATGGCAACAAGCATTAATAATAGAACTGCAGCTATTACAAGTATAAATACAGTTGTAGGAGATTTAAGTGCTACAATGGCAACTAGTATTAATAATAGAACTACTGCTATAGCTACAAATACTGCAGCAATTACAAGTATTAATACAGTTGTTGCAGGAGTTAGTGTTTTAACTAAAACTAATTTAGATGCAATTACAAGTATAAATACTGTAGTAACTAATCTTAGTGCAAC